CCGTGGGCGGTGGTGGGGGCGGTGTACGGGTGGGACCTGTGGGCGCTGGTGACCGGGCGGGCGACGATCAGCGACGGGGCCTGGGCGGCGCTGGGGGCGTGGCGGGCGGGCCGGGCGGGGTTCCCGTGGTGGGTTCTGGAGGTGCCGGGGGCGGTGGGGGCGGCGGGGCTGGTGAGCGGGTTCGGATTGTGGGTTCATTTTTGGTGGGGAGGGGTCCGTCACGGTGACGGACCCCTTTTTGGTCCCGGGGGCGGGTGATGCTGTCGGGGGGCACGTTCCACGAGCTGGTGCCGCGGGGGTTCGAGGCGAACCTGCGGCACCGGTTGCGGGCGGCGGCGGAGCCGCGGCCGGCGGCCCGGCGGGTGCTGAAGCGGATGTGCGCGGAGGACATTTTGTTCTACGTGAACACGTTCGTCTGGCAGTACAACCCGCGGTGCGTGTCGGGGGCGGGGGCGAACCCGTACAGCCCGTGGGCGGGGCGGACCGAGGTGGAGCCGTTCACGACGTACCCGTACCAGGAGCGGGTGCTGACGTTCGGGGACCCGGCGGGGGGGGACTGTTACGGGATCGTGCGGGCGGTGGACGCGCAGCGGGACCACGTGTGCGAGAAGAGCCGGGAGGAGGGGGTGAGCTGGCTGCACCTGATCGTGCTGGACTGGCTGTGGCTGTTCCACCCGATGAAGGCGCTGGGGGTGATCTCGCGGGACGAGGACGCGGTGGACAAGGCGGACGACCCGGACAGTTTGTTCTGGAAGCTGGACTTCATGCACGACCATTTGCCGGGGTGGCTGCTGCCGGCGGGGTGGGACCGGAAGCGGCACCGGCGGGCGGGGTCGTTCAAGAACCCGGAGAACGGGAGCACGATCGTGGGGGAGGCGTCGACGGCGAAGGCGTTCGTGGGGGGCCGGAAGGCGGCCATCTTCATCGACGAGATGAGCCAGATCGACCGGGCCCGGGAGGTGCTGGGGTACACGGCGGACGTGACCGGGTGCCGGCTCATGTGCGGGACCCACACGGGGGTGGACTCGGCGTTCTACGAGGTGTGCGCGGACCGGCAGACGGCGAAGACGGTGCTGCACTGGTCGGACAACCCGTGGAAGAACCGGGGGCTGTACGAGTTCGACCGGGACACCGGGCAGATCGTGGTGCACGACCCGGGGTACGCGTACCCGCCGGGGTTCCGGTTCGTGTACGAGTGGCGGCCGACCGGGGGGCCGCGGCCGGGGCTCCGGAGCCCGTGGTACGACGCGGAGTGCCGGCGGCGGAAGGGGGTGCTGGGGGCGGTGGCCCGGGACCTGGACATCAACCCGGCGGGGGCGGCGGCGCAGTTCTTCGACCCGGCGGTGGTCCACGACCTGATCCGGCGGTACGCGGCGGACCCGGTGTGGGAGGGGGAGCTGGACTACGACCCGGACCGGGGGGTGCCGCACCGGCTGGTGCCGAAGCCGGGGGGGCTGGTGAAGCTGTGGGCCCCGCCGACCGGGGCCGGGCGGGTGGCGGCGGGGCGGTACGGGGCCGGGTGCGACATCTCGGTGGGGACCGGGGCGACCCCGAGCTGCTTGAGTATCTTCAACGCGACGACCGGGGAGAAGGCGGCGGAGGTGGTGACCCCGTGGCTGGCCCCGGCGGCGTTCGCGGCGCTGGTGGCGGCGCTGTGCCGGCTGTTCAAGGACGGGGACGACCAGCCGCCGCTGTTGGCCTGGGAGCTGGAGGGGCCGGGGGGCCAGTTCGGGGAGCGGGTGTGGGAGCTGGGGTACCGGCGGGTGTACTGGCGGGCGAACGAGCAGGCGGTGCACGGGTCGAAGCGGGCGAACACCCCGGGGTGGGCCGCGACCCCGGCGAACCGGCGGCTGCTGCTGGGGGCCTACGCGACCGGGCTGGCGGCGCAGGTGTTCGTGAACCGGAGCCGGCACGCGCTGGAGTCGTGCCTGCACTTCCGGTTCGTGAACAACTCGGTGGAGCACGCGCGGCGGAGCGCGGCCGGGGACCCGTCGGGGGCCCGGGAGAACCACGGGGACATCGTGATCGCGGACGCGCTGGCGGCTAAGATGGTGCGGGAGCTGGGGGCCGCCCCCCGGCCCGAGGCGCGGCCCGCGGTGCGGGTCGGGAGCCTGATGTGGCGGCGGCAGCAGTACGAGGCCCGGGTGCGGGCGGAGGACGACGGGTGATGCTCCAACTGGCCCCGGTGATCCCGCTGGACACGCCCAAGGGGCCGGCGGACGCGCACCTCGTCATCGACTACGGCCCGGAGGCCAAGCTGCTGTTCGTGTGCTTCGTGCGGGACACCGGGGAGCAGTGGACGTTCCCCAACGACGAGGTGCGGCTGGAGCGGAACCTGACCGGCGGGGTCCGGGTCGGGAAGTAACCGAGGGATACCTCACGGTGAGGTATCCCTTTTTCGTTGGCCCGGGCGGGCCGGTGGGGGCGGCATGGCAAAGGCCCGGATCGACCTGGACCGGTTAATGATGGCGATGACCCGGGCCCGGCTGGTGCTGAAGCGGTACCGCGAGGAGCGGATGCTGGCGGTGAAGCAGTACGCCGGGGGGCACTACTCGGAGGAGGCGGTGCGGCGGGGGCCCCCGCTGAACCTCATCAAGCTGTACTGCCGGGTGGTCGGGTCGAAGCTGTACGCGCACGCCCCGAAGGTGATGATGGGGACGTTCGCGAAGCAGAACAAGGCGGCGGTGGCCGCGATGGAGGCGTGGGTCAACCACCGGCTCCCGAAGATGCACTTCTCGGACACGGTGAGCCGGATCGTGCTGGACGCGCTGTTCAGCATCGGGATCGGGAAGGTGGCCCTGGCGGCCCCGACCGACGCGGCGGCGTTCAACGGGGGCGGGGTCCGGGTCGGGGAGCCGTTCCTGGACCGGGTGAGCCTGGACGACTTCGTGTTCGACGTGCACGCCCGGGACCTGAACCAGGCGGAGTTCATCGGGCACCGGTACCGGGTGCCGCTGGAGGACCTCCGGCGGTCCACGCTGTACTCGCCGGAGCGGCTCAAGCTGGCGGCGACGGCGGACCCGCTGTTCAACCGGGAGGGGGACGAGCGGGCGAACGTGCTGGGGCGGACCACGATCTCCGGGTCGGACGCGGAGGAGTACCGGGACCACGTGGACCTGTGGGAGGTGTACCTGCCCCACGCGAAGCGGGTGGTGACGATCGCGGACGAGGACTCGCAGGCGGCGTTCGAGGGGTACGACCGGCGGCGGCCGCTCCGGGACCAGGCGTGGGTCGGCCCCCCGACCGGGCCGTACCACATCTTGGCGTTCAACCTGGTTCCGGACAACCCGATGCCGAGCGGGCCGGTGCTGGACCTGATCGACCTGCACGAGGCGCTGAACAAGAACCTGCGGAAGCTGATCCGGCAGTCCGAGCGGTACAAGGCGGTGTGCTTCGTGGCGGGCGGGGCCGACGAGGACGGGAACCGGGTCATGAAGGCCGACGACGGGGACATCATCCGGGTGGACAACCCGGACCTGTTGAACCAGACCGCGTTCGGGGGGCCGGCCCCGGACCTGACGCAGTTCATGATGGTGCTGAAGGACCTGTTCTCGTGGGCGGCCGGGAACCTGGACATCCTGGGCGGGCTGTCGCCCCAGGCGAAGACCGCGACCCAGGACGAGATGCTCCAGCAGAACTCCTCGGGCCAGGTGGCGGAGATGCAGGAGGTCACGGTCGCGTTCGTGCAAAAGGTGGTGCAGGCCCTGTGCTGGTACTGGTGGTACCACCCGACCGGGGTGATGGAGACGCAGAAGAAGCTGCCCGGGCTCCCGGACGCGGCGATCCAGCGGAAGGTGTACCCCCGGGGGGCCACGCAGCCCAACGGGGTGCCGATGCCGCTGACCCGGGACGCCTGGTTCGAGGACCTGGACATCCAGATCGACCCGTACTCGGTGCAGCACTCGACCCCGGGGATGAAGCTCCAGGCGATCATGCAGGTGGTCCAGACGGTCATCGTGCCGATGCAGCCGCTGTTGCAGCAGCAGGGCATCTACTTCGACGTGAACAGTTTCTTGGACCACATCGCCCGGTACCAGAACCTGCCGGACCTGGCGGACATCGTGTCGATCGCCGAGCCCCCGCAGACGGTCGGGGCCCCGGGGCAGAGCGCGACCCAGCAGGAGCCGGGCAAGCCGGCGGTGACCGAGCGGACGGTGACGCGGGTGAACCGGAGCGAGCGGACCGAGCAGGGGACCACGCAGGCGCTGCGGATGGGGCTGATGGGGCAGAACCCGGGCGGGGCGCCCGGGGCGTCTAAAAACGGGGGCCAAAAATGACCGACGGGTGGTACGAGCGCAAAGGGACCGGGACGTGTTGTTGTTTCGTCAACGGGCGGCCGTTGTGCGGCAAACCGGCCCGGGCCGATCGGCTGGTCCCGGTGCCGCCCCGGGACGACCGGTTGGCCCCGGACCTGAAGAACTGCGCGGTGTGTGACGATAAAAATGACGGGCTGTGGCTGATCGACCGGGGGCCGGCCGCATAAAAAACAAACCGCCGGGTGTCTACTCCCGGCGGCTCGTTGTGCCCTTGTAAGAAAGACAAGAGCCCTAGTTCCCTAGGACATCTTACAAGTCGCACATCTGACCACCAAGCCGCAACCGCGTTATTTTCGGCAACGCTGAGATATTTCCCTACGCCGAACGCAGAGCCAACGGGACCGCCCTGACTGCGAAACCAAGGCTCGTCTCTTGCCAGCCGGTCACCGCCGGAAACGAATATCAGAAGTCGCGTGTGCTGGCCTTTAACCGACCGCCCGTGAGGGCGCGAGGGATGCCTAAGGCGACTTCCTGGGCGAGACGGAAAACCCACCAACCTGCCCTCTGAAAAGAGGGGGGGTTGGGGGGGTGATTAAACCGCACAGTCTAGCGGGCGTAGCACGCGGTCGCTACGGGGATGGAAGAGCCGCACGAAAGCACCCCCGAGGTCGATCATGGGTCGGCGCGCTCGCAGACAGGCGGAGCTCCGGGCGATGGAGGAGCGGGCCCGGCAGTCGATGGCTCAGGAGCGGGTTCGGGCCGCCCGCGAGAAGTGGGCGGTCGGGTACGGCGTCGGCTACGTGCAGCTGGGCCGCTCGGCGGACGACTGGACGCCGGTGTTCGACTGCTACATCGGCCGGGAGACGGCGAAGGCGTTCCAGGTCCACCAGGGCGGCGACACGTTCTGGCTCCCCAAGAAGCTGATCCGGAACGCGGACGGGCTGAGGCGGCACACGGGCGGCGTGACGATCGAGGTGCCGGAGTGGTTCGCGTTGCGCATCGAGATCATCTGAACCGTGACCGGGTGGCATGCGGCTGGTCCACAAACACAAGTCCCGAGGGCGAGATGAACAAAAAAACCGTGTGCGTCGATTTGGACGGCACGCTGGCCACCTACACCGGCTGGCAGGGCGACGAACACATCGGTGACCCGCGCCCCGGCGCCGCCGAGTTCATGACCGCGCTGGCCGAAGCCGGGTGCCGCGTGGTGGTGTTTACGACGCGGACCAAGTGCGACGACGCCGCCCTGGGGCGCGGCCGGGGCGCTACCCCAGAGGTGCTTGCGGCGCGGGTGCGGGACTGGCTGACGCGGCACCGCATTCCGTTCAACGAGGTCTACACCGGCCAGGGCAAGCCGATCGGTTCGGCCTACGTCGATGACCGGGCGGTTGCCATTCCGACCAATCCGTCGGCCGCCGATTTCGAAGCGTGCCTTAAGTCCGTTAGGAGTTTTTTGCCATGAGCCGTGCGAAAGGCTTTTGTTGCTGGAAGGGGTGCGACGCCCCGGGATTTAAAGCCACCGGATATTGCAGGCGGCACCAGGCTCCGA